GCACTTATGTTTCCACTTGCGGTTATGTTTGTTACATTTATAGAAGGAGTTCCATCTAACCCACTAGCTAAAGTAGCTGTCGTTGCATTTCCTGTTAAGTTTCCATGAAAACCATTACTTGCACTTACGCTACTTCCACTTATGTTTCCACTAGCACTTATACCAAGAACATCAATAATATTGAAATCTCCAAGACTTAAATTTTGTGTAGCAGTATGGTTTCCTAAATTATCAGCACCTGCAGCCGCAGCTGCGAATGAAGCTGATGTGAATTTACCACCACCAATATTTAATTCAGAGAATGAACCAGTTGATGAAGCACTTATTTCACCACTTGAAGTTATGTGTGATGTTATACTTAAATCGCCTGTAATTTGTACTTTACTACCAGCTGCTGCAGCAAATCCACCTACACCTATTTTATCCTGTCCACCAACATTAGCGTTAAATAAAGTAGCATCATTATTTCCTTTTACTAAAAATGTTGAAGCTCCACCACTATCATTAAATGTACCACCAGTTGATACTGTAAATGTTTTTGCTAACATGGAACTAGCAGTAATTGTTCCACTAGCAGTTATGTTTCCACTAGCAGTAATATCATTAATTTGTAAATCACCCAAAGCGGTTATATTTCCAGTAGCATCAATACTTCCAGTAATAAGTTGATTTTTAGATTGAAGTATTCCTCCAAATGTTCCTTTACTAGCAGTTACAGCTCCCCCAACAGTTAATTTAAAACCTGCTTTATTTGAGAGTAGTTTAGTACCGATTCCAATTTCTCCAGTTGCATTTGGTTCAGAAAAAAATATTGTATTATTATTAGTTGAATCACTTAATTCAAAATTATCATCAGTCGCATTTATTTTGTAACTTTGAAATCCTGAATTAAAAGAAATTGAAGATGATTGTCCAGCACTCGCTGACATTATTATAGTGTTTACTTCAAGATTTCCACTTGAAGATATATTTGAAGCACTTATAATGTTATTTCCTTTTAGATTTAAATTTTGTGTAGCAGTATGGTTTCCTAAATTATCAGAGCCCGATACTGCAGCCGCTAATGAAGCCGAAACATCACTAATTCCAGGAACAGATAATGTTCCACTTATAGTTAAATTTCCACTGTTTAAAGATATATTACCTTGTCTAATTACGAAAATATCAGTAGGTTTTAAATCACTTCCTGGTCCTAATATTCTTGCTTCTGGTAAAGAGAAGCCATAGTTGTCAAGAGGACTATTCAAGACTAACTCAGTACCTATAAGTTTATTACTCGAACTTATATTTCCGTGAACTGTTAGTCTATCAAGAAAATTACTTTCAAAATTTTCATGACCTATTACTACTGTAGAAGAACCAACTGGAGAAAGTGTTATATTACCTCCATCAGTCGTTGGTTTAATAGTACTATTTGTCAATCTTATTGTACCAACATCAATTTGTTCAATGGAACCGTCTATTCCTATAAATTGAGCAGATAAATTTCTCCACCTTTTTGATGTATTTCCTAAATCATAGAGACCACTTACATCTGGATTAATAGAAGAGCTTATATCCGCTCCAAATGAGACACTATCTGTATCTTCATTTCCAAAAGTTAAATTACCCCTTACCTCAGCATCACCTCTAACTATAAGATTTCCAATTACATTTTGAGAACCACTTACATAAAAATCTCTACTAGCAGAAGCATGTGATAAAATTGATGTTTGGTATTCAGCTGAACCAGTGTTAACACCAAGAAAGAGTGTAGGAACATGAGATGCATCAAATGCATTATCTTGTTGAAATTTAAGAAACTCTTCTCCACCAGCTTCCATTTTAATTTGGTTAGCTGTATTCATTAAAATTCTTGTATCACTATCTAATGTTGTACCAGCTGCTAAAGCTCTTATTAACCCAGCATCAACAACACCTGGTTTGGCTGAACCACTTAATCGTGAAGATGGTATTTGTCCACTTTTTAATTCTTCTAAATCTTGTCCTGTAAGTGAAATAACTCTACCATTGTTAACGATTTTTAAAGAGCCAGAGTA